TGCCTTTGAGCGCTGCGAAGCCGATGTCTCTAGTTTCCGTATCAAGAAATGGGAGCTACTTGACGAATTTAGTCAAGCCAGCGACTATTATCTTGGGGCTGTTATTTCTCGTGTGTCTGACAGGTTGTCAGACATCGGGAAGTTGGCAGTTCGACACGGGAAAGGTACTACCGTTGATGGAACCTACGGAAACCGTAAGTACAACCATCGACAGTGGTCCCTAAGACTTGAAAGGACTTTCCCATCCTCAGTTTACTGGTTCGCCAATTTTGGCGAACTAGCAAGTGAGGTGGTAACCTCTTTCCAGAGGCCGAAACAGCGTGGCTCGCATATGGAGTTCTTGCCTGAATGGCAAGAGCCCCCAGTGCGGGTCATTTTTGTTCCGAAGACCCTAAAGTCTCCTAGAGTTATTGCCATTGAACCTGTGTATAATCAATACGTACAACAGGGACTTATGTTGGCTTTGGTCCAAAACCTCGAATCAGATAAACTGACTCGGGGCCAGATCAACTTCACCAAACAGTCAATCAATGGTGATCTTGCGCTCTCTAGCTCGATAACTAGAGAATTTGCAACGGTGGATCTGAAGGAAGCTAGTGATCGTGTGCACTCATCACTAGTCCATCAGATTCTGAAAAGACATCCTTCTCTTATGAAGGCAGTTTTTTCGTGCCGAAGCAGATATGCGATACTTCCTAACGGCCGAATTCTCGGCTTAAAGAAGTTTGCGTCGCAAGGTTCGGCATTATGCTTCCCATTTGAGGCAATGACGTTTTATTGTATCGCCATTGCTTCTTATATGAAAGCTAATGCTCTCTCTGTTAATCATCCCCAGACTAGACGATTTGCAAAACTCGTCAAAGTGTATGGAGATGATATCATCGTACCCACCAAGGAGGTGGATATCGTTCTAGATGGGTTAGAGTCTGCAGGGTTGAAGATCAACCGCGGAAAAACCTTCTCGCGATCGTTCTTCAGAGAATCCTGCGGAACGGATGCCTATAAGGGTCACGTAGTGACACCTGTTTACATCCGAAATTCTCTGCCCACTGATCGAACAGACTCTGGAGCGATCCTGAGCACCATTGCAACCGCCAATCTTTTTTACAAAAAGGGTTGGTGGAAGGCAGCGGCGCATCTTCGAATGAAAATCGAAGATGTATGTGGGGTAGTTCCCCACGTACTTGAG